TGCCGCGGAGGGTTGTCAGGTCGCCGGAAAAGACGAAGCCGCCGTTGCTGTCTTCGAGATCTGCAAAGAAGGTGTTCCAGTTGCTCCATTCATAGGACGGGCTCCCGTCGTGCGGGACGTTCAGGCTGTATACGGCATCCATGGGCCACTTCTTATCTTCGTTGGAGCTTCCGTCGAAGATTTTCTGATAGAAGCCCGCGTATTCGCCTTCGGCGATGTCAAAGGCAATGCGGATTACATCATCGCCCGAGGGCCACTTGTCCTGCTTGGCGTCCTTGATGCGGATGACATATGCGTTCTTGGGAAGCTGCTGGAAGGTTGATCTGCGTTTGGATTTGTCATAGGTTGGTAAGGTCATTTGTTAGTTTCCTCCTTTGTGATGTTGATAAAGTCAATAAAGCTCATTGCGATTTCGTGAAGCGTGCGGTTGCCCCTCTCGATCCACCACCTTCCGTTCCAGTAGATGTTTCGGACAACTGCATCCTTCGCCACAATAGTGTCCGGGTATGGAGTATTGTGCACCGCAATGAAAACAACGCATTCAGTACCGCCAGCACGAACCGCATCAGCCAACTTCTCAAGCGCGCTTGACTGCCCGAAGGGCACGCCGCCGGAGTGCTTCAGCTCGAAAAAAATAAAGCAATTCTCATTGTCGAGCTGGACAAGCCCGTCAATATCTGTTGGCGTAACGTTGCTAATACCGTTTCTTCCCTTGAATTTAAGCCCCTCAAAAGAGACAAGCTGTTTTGCGAACTCTGTCTGGAACTTTCCGCGACCGCTGTCTTCGTAGCTGTTCATAATTTCGCCCCCCATCCGTATTCACTGAATACATCCAGGAATTTTGCGGCATTATCGCCGTAATAGATAAACGCCTGACCCTGTAGCGGCACGCCATGCTCACCATCGCGCTTTACAAACCGTATCCGCCCCTTGTGGAACACTACGGCGGTTGCTTTGCTTATCATCTTTTCGAACCACGCTGTCTCGGTTGCATTATTCACCAAGACAATCGCCTGAGAAAAATTGCTGGAAATGAGCTTGTCGGCGAAGCGAGAAAGCAATGCGGTAGAATAGGGCGGGTTCATCCAGATGTTTCCGAACCACTCTTGCTCAAGCCCGTCCCTCTCCTCGGTGTAGTAAACGGATGCCTTCACGGTTTCGTTCGCAAAGTCATTGGATGCCGGGTCGAGGTCGATGCTCCCGAGAACTTCACGGGCGGCTTCAATGTATTTCGCCGGGGTGTACCATTCGTCATCTTTGCTGTTGTTCGTGACGTGCGGCTTTTTGATTTCCCTCAGAACGCTCTCCCGGGTGGCGATATCGCCGTTCTGACGCGCCTCGGCTTTCACTTGCTCCACGACCTCAGGGTGCTTAGCCATGGTCTCGAACCTTTGTACCTGTTTCACGGTAAAGCCGGCATCTTCTATGACCTTGGTTTTCGTTTGTCGTTCAAACGACTGGACAGCGCTGTCGTGTCGTTTTTCAGCATTAAACCTGCTCTGCGTCGGCACCCTCTCCATCAACTCGCCAATCCGCACTTCCGCATCCAATACGGCATCGGCGATATCTTGAGCTTCGTGCAGCTTTTGCGCGCGGACTTCCTGAGCAAGCCCAACCTTATCAATGGCGCGTATTTCAGCCCTGACCGCATTCAGTTTTTCACGCCCAACCAAAACAAATTTCGACAATTCCGGCAAGGTATCCGGCAACTGTTTGCCGGCAACTTCAATGTCGTTCAATTAGTATTCCTCCAACGCCTTAATCACGATCATGATATCGTTCGGGCACTCATTCTCTTCAAAGGCATTCATGGGCACCTTGCACGTGCTCCCGTCCGCGCTCAGAATGAACTTGTACTTCCCGTCCTGCCTGACCGCCCAGACCACCGTGGTCATCTTGCTCTCGAGCACCAGCTTCTCGAGCTTGCGACCATTCGTCTTAATTCTGGTACGGATGATGCCGTTATCGTCGGAGATGGTCTCCGAATGGCACAGGATGATAACCGTCAGGTCGTCCCGCATTTCGAGCGCCTGATTGATGATGCTCCACCCGTTCTGCGCCAGATCCGACCACGCCGACCGCTTGTCTCCTGACTGCATAGCCATGATTGCCATCTCTTCGGCTACCATCATGCCGTTGAGGGTATCAATGACCACGTACTTGATATGTCGGAACTGCTCTTCCTCGTTGATCTTCCTCAGGATGCTGGCGACCACGGCGAACTTGTCCGTCTTGTAGTAGCACCCTCTGTCCGGGCTCACCTTTTCGTGTTCCAGGTTGGCGAAATCATCACGCCATCCCTTCCAGTTGAGCCCCTTTTTGTCTGAGTCGATGTAAAAGGTCTGATTCTTCGGCAGATTCCGCATTGCGGTAGTCTTGCCGGAGCCGGACTCTCCCATGCACCCGATCACTGTCGAGATAAGTCATTCCTCCCTTCTCACTCTACTTCCTTCTTGTTTTCCAATAGCCATGCCTCAAAACACGCCTCACAGATGTTCCCCCAGTCCATCGTGTAGTACGTGTCGCCCTCATGGAGCACACAGTCGCATTCATCACAGGTGATATGCGGAATGGTGCGTGCCTCCTCGAGGTATTCCCTGTCCATTTCCTCCTCTTCGGCTGGGTCTGACCATGAATAGCCGTACATCATATCCTCCTCATCACATCCCGCACAAGGGCCATCCCGCTGTCGGCATTGACCTTCACATTGATGTGCGTGCCGTTCGTATAAAGCACCATTACCCACTCATCGCCGTAAGCATCCGACGAATAAACCAGGTTGGTGATGTCCTGCCCGGCGCGGGTCAGCTTCAGGGTCTCCAAAAGCGCATCACAGATATCCTGCTTGTCTTCCGTGAACGGTCTCATTTGGCACCCTCCTTTTCTGCTCTCTTCTTGCCTTCACGGGCAAGGTAATTCTTGACCGTCGCTCCGGTGCATCCGTACCGCGCACCGATCTGGTCGTAAGTCTCACCGGCCCTGCGGCTCTCCATGATGATGTCGTATTCGGATGACGGAATGATGGGCTCCACGCCGGTCTTCTTCGGTTCCTGAGCTGGCTTCTTCGGTTCTTCAGCAGCTTCCTCAACAAAAAACTTATCTGAGTCCATGAACTCCGACAGGAAGAACGCCTTTGCGGCACTCTTCGCGACATATACGGTCTTGCCCGCCCTGATGGCGTCAACCGCCTGATGGATGGTGATTTCCTTCATGCTTCATGCTCCCTTCTTACCTCATACAGCACGCCCTCCCGGATGACCGGCAGGCGCGTTTCCTTAACTTCCCTTCTGCTTCTTTTCTTCTTCGGCTCATCCTCAAGCAGAGCTCCCACGCCCACCGTGATCAGGATCCCGACCATGACGGACATAAAGTAGATCTCGATGATGTCCATTTTGGTTAATACGATCAGGTCGACCATGGTCTGGGTGATGGAACCGATTAACAATGCGCCAAAAAATAAGCCCCTCTTCTTCATTTGTGCTCCCCTCCTGAAAAACTCATTTCCCACTCGAAAAACTCAAATTTTACTTGAAAAACTCAATTACTTTTTCCGGCGGTAATTTGACCGCCTTGAACAGCAACCGCAGCTCCCCTGCCGGAATGCTGTCCGGGTAATTCCGCCATCTGTACAGCGTGCTGGGTGATATGCCGGTGATCCGGGCTATCTGCTGAACATTCAGCTTCCCGGTCGGCCCGACAAAGATGATGTCGCCTCTTGCCATTCACTCACCTCCCCATTACTCACGTTTCGTGAGTGTCACTGGCAAAAAAAATAGCGTGTACAGGTACCCCGTAGTAGTCAGACAGCTTAATTTTGATGTCATCGCGTGGGATCCTCTCTCCGCACTCATACATGGAGAGGGCCGCCGGACTGATGCCAAGCGCCGCCGCTACCTCAACCTGCGATCTGTCGCCGCGAAGCTCCGCCAGGGTCTGCCCTATTGCTTTTCTATCCACTTACTCACCTCCTTCCATGCGATCTCCGCATGACTCTATACTACACGAAACGTGAGCGCCTGTCAACACGTTTTGTGAATATTACACATTGAATTTTTACACAGCGTGAATTATCATTTTATTAGAAATGGAGGATATGAAGATGGCGGAATTCAAAGATATGTTGAAGTTTTACCGTGAGGAAAGAGGGCTGTCACAGGCAGCTCTTGCCCGCGCAATCGGCGTGTCGCCCTCTACCATCAGCATGTATGAGGTCGGCAAGCGGGAACCTGATTTTGAAACCGAAGAGATGATCGCCGACTTCTTCAATGTCAGCATCAGTAATTTGAGAGGAAAAAGCACCGAAGATACCGACACAATCAGGGTGCCGGTGCTCGGAAGTGTGGCGGCTGGCATCCCGATCGAGATGATCGAGGATATCGTAGATTGGGAAGAGCTCGACAGCAGGATCTTCTCTGCTGGATCCTATTTCGGTCTCAGGATCAAAGGCGACAGCATGGCGCCGCGCATCCTGGACGGCGATACGGTCATTGTTAGGCGCCAGGATGATGCGGACTCCGGAGAGGTCGTAATCGTGACCGTGAATGGAGATGAGGCGACCTGCAAGAGGATCCGCAAGCACCGAGACGGCATCGAGCTGATCCCGATCAACGCATCGTTCCCGCCTCGCTTTTTCTCTGCTGAGGAAGTAGCCGCGAAGCCCGTCCGCATCATCGGCAAGGTGGTCGAGCTCCGCGCCAAGTTTTAGGAGGTGACCCCATGCCAACCGCCCGCAAGCTCCCGTCCGGCTCCTACCGCTGCCGGGTCTTTTCGCACTACGTCATGCGTGACGGCAAGAAGCGCCCTGTCTATGAGTCTTTCACGGCTCCAACCAAACGCGAAGCCGAAGCAAATGCCGCCGCGTGGGCCCTCGAGCGCAAGGCCCGCGGGCAGTCCATGACCGTATCGGATGCCGTGGAGAGATACATCACAGCCAAGACCGCCGTGCTCTCCCCCGCGTCCATCCGCGGATATCGTACGGCACAGCGAACAGCATTTGACGATATCGCCGCCGAGGATATCCGCGACCTGACCTCCGAACGCGTACAGCTCTGGATTTCGTCCCTGAGCGCCACACGTGCCCCTAAAACGGTTCGGAATATCTACGTGCTGTTGCTGTCCGCGTGTAAGATGTTCTGCCCCGGAAAGGCCTTTAACGTGTCCCTACCGGTAAAACAGAAATTGCAGTACAACCTACCGACGGACGCAGACGTGCAAAAGCTCATCAAGTCCACCGAGGGCACGGAGCTGTGGATTGCGCTGATGCTTGCCTACTATTACGGACTCAGGCGCGGCGAAATATGCGCCCTGACCTCCGATGACCTCAGCGGCGACCTGCTGACCATCAGCAAGGACATCGTGGCGGACGAAAATAACATCTGGGTCGTGAAGCAGACGCCGAAAACGGCCGACTCATACCGCACTCTGAGGCTCTCAGAGCCCGTTCTGGGCGTTCTGAAGGCAATAGACGGTAATTATATCACCTGCACGCCGAACGCCCTTCTTGCACGCTTCAGGCGGGCTGTGAGCAAAGCGGGAATACCGCCATTCAATTTCCATCTGCTCCGGCACTGCTACGCAACCAGAGCCGCCACGCTCGGAATCGCGGATATCTACGTGGCGAAGATGGGCGGGTGGAAACCGGGCAGTCCCGTTTTGAAATCGGTCTACCAGAACGCCATGCAGGACGAATTATTGCGGCAGATGGATAAGATGAATCAGGCCATTCCGTGAGCCTTGGCGTGACATATATCGTGTCATATAGATTACCAGAAACGGTATTTTTCTACCATTCGTGGTAATTTCTTAACCAAAAGTGGTAATGTGCAAAGCCGCATAATTCCAATAAAAAACGGGGACTCCCAGATTTACTGAGAATCCCCTTGAAATGGAGTAGACGGGAGTCGAACCCGCTCGGATGCCTTATTTACTGGACATCGCGGGCTGTCGTGTCATATGGCGTGACATATTCGGCCTGTCTACTCTGTTTTTATGATCGCGGAAATGCCCGCTTTTTTCAATTCCGCAACCCTCTTCTCGGCGTTAGCCCGCACCGAATACGCACCCGCCTGCACGCGGTACTGAGTGCCGACATTCTTAATGAACGCATCCGGGACAACACCTCTAACGCGTTGCAACGCCTTGTCCGCGTTGGCCTTGACCTTATAGAGCCCGGCCTGCACGATGTAGCTCACCTTGACCGGCTCGGTCTTCGTCGGATACCTCAGGCAGAACCTCCACCCGAAGTCGAACCAGTTCGTGACCGCAATTTCGCCGCCCTGGTCTCCCGCCTTGCCGTTCTCGGCTCCGCCGGTCGCGTTCCCACGGGCTCCCACCAGCTGCAGCTTGCTGTTCGCCACCATCTCCACGTGCTTACCCGGATTGAGTACCACGTCGCCCGGAAGCATGCCCTTGCCGGTCTTGAGGTTGACCTTGCCGGTCACATCCTCGAATCCTGCCGCAAGGAAATGCTTCCGCATGGTAGCCGTGTACGCATCTGCCGGAATGGAGGTCAAGCCCGCCGCCCGGTACGCCGCCGCAACGAAGGAGGAACACGCGTAGTCCGGGTTGCCGGTGCGGTGGCCTTTGCTGTTGTTGTAGCCGTGGGTATCATCGGCAGCGGTCTTCAGCGCCCACTGTACGGCCTTTTCGGGTATCGTCATTTCCTTCTCCTTGGTCGGTTTCGGGTCATACTTGGTCAGGTCGTTCTCCCGGATCAGCTTCATGACCTTGGTGATGTAGCTCGGATCCGTCGCATACCCGCCCTTGCTGATGGCGGTGATGACCTGTTCCGGGTCGGTCATGCCAACAATAACGCGATATTTGTATCCCGCGCCGTTTTTAACGTTTCTTAAGAATTGCTCGTAGTCTTCGATGCACGTCCGATAGTCCGGATACACTCTGAAACTATCATTAATATAGATGGTCTTGCCGTTCACGACTTCCGGCGTGACCTTGACGAAGCTCTCCCCGTTCCAGGTTGAAAAGGTCGACCACGTGGAGTTGATCAGGTCGGACTTCATCCCGAGTAAGTTGTTCCGCTCCACAAGCTCCACCGCGTCCGAACCGAGCCCATACCCGGTCTCCAGACAGCACTGCGCGATGACCACGGACGGCAGTATCTGGAGGTCAGGCCACAAGCCCGTGCAAATCCATGCGACCTTAGTAATGAAATCCGACTTGCTCGCCGGTATCCCGTGCGGCGCTGGGTTCTCGATCGGAATAGTTCCCACGATGCGCTTTTTGAACGCCACCCACTTGCTCTCATCCATTACAAACGGGTTCGGGCAAATCTTACCGTTAACATCGTAGTGCCGGATGACATGGTGAATGTCGATATCGAGCTCCTGCATCAGCTGGCGGACAAGCAGGGCGGCGGATGCCACCGTGGCGTCCTCGAAGTACCAGTCGCGGTCTGTGGCGTTCATGGTCTTCGTGGACTTCTTGCGGACGCACATCTCAATTCCGATGCTGTTCTGGTTGGTACAGATGCCGAAGAACTTATGTCCGCCCGTGCCCTGCAGACCGCCGCCGCAATGCCAACTATAATAATTATAGTAGTCATTCGCTTGCCACACGTCGCCGGAATGGCCCACGAAGAAGTCCGCAGAGGCTCCGACATAGGTCGAACCGTAGTACTCGCAATTCGCCTTTGCGTCACCCAGCGCGCCCACGTAATGGATGACGATATACTTGATGTCCGACTTATTCCGCTTCAGCAATGTGTGGTTGACATGAATGAAACTCTTATTAATCTTCAGTGACATCAGCGTCACCGCCCTTCTTATCGTACGCCGTCTTCAGCGCAACCACGATAGCGCCGACCAGCGTATCAATGCCGGTCAGTGTGGCAACGATCTGTTCGGCGTGCGGTATCTCCCAGATGTTGGCGATGGATGCCAGAAATGCAAGCACCGGCGTCAGGATAAGGGCAATCAATTTTAAGGTGTCGTAGGTTTTGTTACTCATCTGCCGTCATCTCCCCTCTCCAAATTCTTAACTCTCTCTTCCAGTGAGATCAATCTTTCACCGTAGTTGTTGTGGGAGCGCACCTCACGTGTCAGCTCCTCCAACTTGGTGTCGGTTACGGCCTGTGCCAGTTCCAATTTGTGGGTCAGGTCGCGCATCTGTGACCGGCTGTTGATAATGCAGACCACGATAGCCACGATGCCGCTAATCAGTGATGCTATTACTGTCTCCATGGTCATACCTCACTCCACCCGTACACGCCCGGCGCATACACGTTGCTGTCGTAATCAGTTTTATTCATTGCTGTTACCGCCTTTCAGGCTTTAATGTGTCCTTATCAATTAATAAATGCAAAAGAAAAACAGCACATCATTTCTGATGTACTGTCCGTGGGCCTCGACTATGCTCCAAGCCGACACCGCAATTAAGCGGCCCGAATAGCCAAACACTTGGAGTTTGTTGCGCGGGTGGTATTGAGCGATTAAGTCCATTCACCAAAGGTGACCACCTTACTGCCACGCGCATCGAGTAGGCTAACATTTCTGCCCACAAACAGTATATCATATTAAGTTTTTCTTATCAACTTGAAAAAGTGTCCTTTAAGTGTATGAAACCTTACCGATATGCTTCTCGATTTCCGAGCAGATAAATGCCGCAAGCATCTTGTCGCCCTTTGCGTTCGGATGCAGGCCGTCACCGCAGAAATAAGAAATGTTCAGCCTGTTCCATCCCAAATCTTCGTTGAGATGAATGCACGGCATACCATAGAATGCCGACACTTTTCGGAATGCCTCACAGTAATCGGCGAGGGAAACACCGTCAGGGTTCAGCGGTTCGCCATTGGCATTTGTTTCTCTGCTCTGGTCGACAGTGTTATATCTTTGCGGGATTGTGCAGACAAATACGGTTGCGGCGCTATGCTGTGAGATATATTCGAGGATACCTTTCAGCGCGCCATAGACAGTTGAATATCCTGTGCTTTCCATAGTTCCAAGGTCTGTTCCGCTTGCCCAGTTGTTTGTTCCGACAAGAATGACAATATAATTTGCATCCGTTTGAAGCGTTACGCCATCTGTAACAAGATCGTACACATGATTATATTCTTCAGTCTGATGCGATTCCGTTGTTCCTTTTGATGCACCATGTCCGATGCCAGAACCGCCGACAGCATCATTAACTACAGTCACGTTATATTCCGACAGATTTTGCTGAATGAAATTCGCCCAAGTCTGCTTATCACCCCACAAGTTGTCCGTAATAGAATCCCCGAAAAGCTGAATCTTAACATTCATTTTGGTTCTACCGATTTCCGCCTCGATAGACTCGATGTCTTTCTCAATGTTATAAATCCGTTGAAAATCTGTGTCAGAAACAAGCGTTACAACAAGCTTAATTAAGGAATACTGAGGCATTACAATGTAGCCGTCCTCAACAGGAGTATAAGATATATTGTATTCCGTTTCAGTAGTCGAGCCGAGTTCTATAACCTCTTTGCAAAAATGACCAACTGTTGAATCATAAGTGTTATCAAAGCACACTATCGCTTGTCCAGAGCCACCTGCTTTTGCACTTCCTGTAATTGTGTAACTACACCCCACCGTAACAGGAAACCATGATACAGGTAAATTGTTGCTTCCGGCGGACTTTATTTTGCCATCTGATCCAATATATCTATTAACAACAGTATATTTTGCAGGAATAACATCAGACTTTTCTGCTTCGGTCGTATAGCCGAGAAGGTCGAGCCTTTTGCCTACGGCCCCAGCATCAGCGGGCGTATCGTTGACGGAAAGTGTTTTGTCGGTGATAATATGCGTTTCTTCACTAAGTTCATAAAACGCATAGGTCATATTGTTTTCTACACCTTTCGCAACCGAGAAATAACCGTTTTCTGTTGCTGTATAATCGTATGAAACTGAATCAACTTTTGTCGTAGACCCATTCACAAGGACATCACATGCAACTTTATAAGCCGGAATATTAGACGAGAAAGCGGCGAAACCATAACTATCAGCAAGTGTACGCAGATTTGTAGCAACGAGTCGATACTTTTTTCCAGACTCAACAGGAATGTAATAAACTACAAGACTATTTCCACCCGTACCAAACTGAGCGGCCGCGCTTGATGTCGTGCCATTGATATATGTACCGGTAACTGTTGCCGCTGTCTTTGCTGTCTGTACTACATCTGTATCGGTAATATCATCAAAAGCGCTCTTTAAATTACTAAGGCCATCTCCCCATTCTGCATCGAAATCCGCGCCTGTCTTCTTGACAAGAATCTGTCCCTCTGTGCCACCGGAGGGGATGCCTTCAAGCGGATGGGCATCGATATAATCGGCCACTGCCTGCGCGAGCTGTTCCTGCGCGATGCTGTGGGTGTCGATGTATTCGATTAAGGCATCGTACCACGCCTGAAGAGCTGCGGGGATGATGACGTCGCCACTCAGACTTGCCTTGACGTTCGTGGCGAACATGGTTGACTTCGACAGCCCTTCCGTGCCGAACGCGTACCGAAACTCACAATATCCGATACCGGCGTAGACCGTATCCGTCTCAGACACCGTCCATGTCAGGGTCGTGCCGGTTGTCTCTCCGATGAGATACGGCGCAGGGTCTTTTGCCCGCTGATGGTAGAGGGTCGCTGTGCCCGCTCCATACTTAGTCTGCAGGGCGCTCAGATCAAAAACGATTTCCCGCGCCTGTTTTTCGCCCTGCCGACCGAGGTAGATTTCGGGCTGGACGGCGTCATCCGTGACTGTGATGTTAACTGTGACCATGGTTTTTGTCCTCCATAGCGCTAAGTTTGTGTTCGAGTTCTTCAACCTTGGTGCTTAGTTCCTGAACGGCTTTCGTCAGGTACGCAACGACCATGTACGTGTTGACCTGCTTCTCGTCGATGTTCCCGTCTTCGTCATATCCACCGCCGAGGGAAAGATCCGGGTCGATCTCTTCCAGCTCATCCGCAACGAAGCCGATGGGCTGATGCTTGCCGTCCCTTATCCAGTCGAACTGCCGCATCTGCATCTGGTTGACCGCGTCAAGACCGTTCACGTCCGTGTTCTCGATGTTCTGCTTCAGGCGGATGTCGGACACAGACGAAGACCATATTGTCTTGACGCTGTAGTTGTCGCCCGTATCGCCCCACTGTCCGGCGACTCTGAACTGGTAGTTGGAGCTGTCCAGACGGGCAGACAGATAAGCTACGCGCCGATTATCTGTGCCGTAGGAGCCGACCGGCTTGTAGTAGCCGTTATAGGTCTCTACGCTTGTCAGGCTCGTTGGATGCGGGATGTGGACATTGAGGTCTGTACCTGAATAGATGATGTAATTTCCCTCGCTGGCATCATACAGACCGATATTTCCGGCGGCTGACGATACGAACCTGCCTGTCCTTCCCGTGGTGGAGTGATTGCACTCGAAAGTCGAACCGTACATTCTGGCATAGGTGTCAGCAGTTTCCACTTTTACGTTGTTCGGACTGACTGTTGCGCCATTCGTGACCGCTGAATTCCAGATAGACAAGCTCGAGCCTGCAAGAGTGCTGCTTCCAGTGTTGGACTGGGTGATAATTTCACCGGGCTTAATATCGCTTCTATACGTATGACCATTGTATTTGTGCCACACAGCAAGCCCGTTCGCATTCAGCTGAACATCTGCACTGTCCGATGAATTGTTGTATTTCGCCGAAAAAGAATTCGCCTGGATCGCGCCGCCGTTGATCGTTGTCGTGTCAGTCGATTCCAGGGATGCAACCGTGACATACCCGGCGAGGTCGATCTTCTTAGCCGAAATCTGAACCGTGTCAGCCGTCTGGTTGATGATGGATACCAGCCTATCGCCGTCAGATACCACGCTTCGGATATATTCGGACGTCCGAATAAACTCAGAGTACTGACCTTCCACGCCGGTGAGACGCTTCTTCATCAGTTCGGCCTGTACCTCTACTTCTTTTACCTTGGTATCATCTGTCGGCGGGGCTGTCTCATTGCCCACGATCCACGCGCGCCCGCCGCTCACCCGCACCTGCACCGTATCGCCTTTCTTGCAGGCAATGGTCATAGTAACGGGCGTTTCGGCAACTCCGCCCGGGATGTGCACATACGCGGTCGAACCGGACACACGCACGACCTCTGCGCGGGTATCGTATGGCTGAGTGCTTTTATCCGTCCGGATGGCCTCCGCTAACTTATCAATTCCGTTCATATGTCGCGTCCTCCTGAGTCGTGCACGCTTTGCCGATGGTCACAGACTGGTTGCCGACACGGTACAGTCCCTGGATACCGACGCCAGGATAATGTAGCCGCACAAGGTCGCCCGGGAACACGTCAGGATCATACCGGCGCTTGTAATTGACCGTCCGCGATGGCGCTTGAAGCTCTTTCAGCCGCCTCTGCGCATACGCTGCGAGCGTCTCCCGGTCGCCAAGCGTGACTGACTTCTCCTGCTTCCAGATCTCCCTTCCGCGCGTGACCGTAGACAAAGCGCTGTCCGGGTCGTCGTCCCGCGCCTCTGCCGTTGAGCCGCCCGACACCACCCTCAGGCAGTTCGGGCAGCTGTACCAGTCATACGTGTGCGTCAAGGCCGGTTCGATCGCGTCGCCCTCGAACACGTCAAACTTTGCTGATTCGGCAGCGGGCGGCGCTGAGATCCTGATCGAACCGTCACCGGCAATCCTGATCTGCCAGCCGATGGCCTCCACGATCCGCTTCGCCATGGACGCGTTGCTCTCTCCGTCT